TAAGCGGAAATACTCATCCACGATCCGCTGATCCAGGGGCGGCTGGTGGTTCATAGGTTGTATGAGCTAAGTAACCGCACCATATCGAACGGTGGGACCAGCTTGCAAGGGGTAGAGAAAGCCTTAATAAGTCTCGTGAGACTTAATATAAGTATACCTTAATTGTTACGGTTTGTAAGGTTTGTTGTCTTTATCGAACATTGTGAAGCCTTGCATCAAGATGAAATCGGTTGGTACGTTGAATAGCTTCTGCATCATTGGCATCATCATTACTGACTGACAGTTGTATGGCGGTACGTCCATCTGCGACAACGAAAACCTATTCAGCAGTGATGACTTGATCGATTCTTGTTCGCTTTCGGTTTGAGCCACTAGACGTTGCTCCCAATCCGCCATGCTTTCTTCTCCAACAGGAAAATCAGATGGCTCTGGTGGGAACGTGTTATCTGCAAACTTAAGTGCGTAGATATGTTTGCAATACCTCAACTCATCAAGCAACGGCTCCCAGTTGTCTGTCAAAGCTGTGATCTCACCTTGATCCGTCGAATAGTCATTGAATCCAGGCATGCCTTCTGCCCTGGCGCCTGTGATACCAGGGTTGATAGTGCTTCGTAGATATGTCGCACCGAAATCTGAGTAAAGACCTGGATTATCTCGTGTTGCTTTATTGTCGACAACACTGTCGGCCACATCAAAAGGAAGCTGGTAACCAGAGGGTCCATAAACTTCCATCTGTCGATTAACATTGCCTGGTGTCATGGCGCTGTTGTCAATTTCGCCATTACGACGCATTAATTCAAATCGTCCAGGCTTCACAGAAGATGCGCGGTTCCTTGGAAACAAACGTCGATTGCTCTTTGTGATATCCCGCATGAATGCGTAATCACGGTGTGTAAAGTCCTGGCAAGAACAACAGAACCTCGCTCCAGTGATGATGTAACGCCCTGGTGTTAAACCGATTGGAGAAGGCGTCAGATACTCTTTATCCGGCGTGACTTGCACGGAACCCGCCTTGCGTAGCGTAAGGATACCTGTCGTGGGATCTGTGGCTGTTAAAACGGCTTGTACATAGCCATACCGTTTTTGAGTTGTTGGGTCGATTGTGTCTCTATCAATGATCTCGCCCCCAGGGGTAATAACCCTGTCTTCGATGATTTCACTGTTAAGAGGTGTGAGTCCCCCTGGCACGCCCGGCACAGCGACGTAGAACGGTGGAGGAAGAGGGTTGGCTGCGCTCCAGGAGCCCGCGAGCTTTACATACCAGTTATTAGCGTCCTCCGTGACTGATTCGATGTAAAGGCCACTAGATGTAACAGGATCTGTCAGTTTGTCACTGCGCATTGAACCGGCATAACGCCAACCTGCCCAATGCATTCCCATCTCCTTGTTCTTGGTCGGGAACCCTACAAAGGTCCCGGAGATAATCGGAGCAGGGTTGGCAACAGAGCTAGGGGTTCCAGAAGGAACGGGAATCTGATACTGGAATGGATATTCGTAACTATTGTCGTAGAAGGTAGCAGTAGCTAGTTCGTAACCACGGCGCCATCTGGACCAGGCTGATTCCCTGTTGGCAGCGTAGATCGAGTCAGGTACAGAACCACGAGAAAACTCAGTGGTGATTGGTGTTATTCCCTTAGGAGCACCGACCGCCGACTGAGTGAAATTACCAAAAGAGCTTCCACTCTTTTTGGCCATGATTAGAAGAAGCCGCCTTGTGCAAGGATGTGAGCGCCTGGAGTATATCCAGAGACGTTAGGCCCGTCTGGGAACACGCCAACGTAAATACGATCGCCGCGTTCCAAATAGACTCCTTTGTTACGGAGAGGAGCTGTGGAACCAAGGCCATTGGTATTACCTGCTTGTGCGACAGGAGCGGCAAGTTGTGGCATTAGATCAGAGCAATCGACAGTGCCACTGTCCGCCGGGAGAGTCTTTGCAAACAGGACGCGGTAATCACCAGATGCAGGAATAGGTACTGTCGTACCACGTGTCTGATAAAAGACGAAAGTAACGGCTGGTTGATAACCGTAAGCAACACCGTTATATAAGAAGCCTGTCGCAGTGCCGCCACTGTACTCAAGAGTGGTATTGACTCCGGTCAGCGTGGTTCCACCGGTGTAAGTGTAATATCCGTAACCACTGGCAGGAGCGGTCCCAACAACGCCTGTTTCTTCGACGAAAACAACTTGTCCACTTATCAAAGAAATGACATTACCGGAAGTCCCGCTATTAACTGTATAGTCGGCACCACGATAAAAGTCGTTGCGAGTAATCGTGATCGAATCAACGACGCCGCCGTTGTTATTATCTTCTTGGAGAGCAGCGTCCATATCGACCAGGATCGAAGGCGCTTGGCCACCCTGCACAAAGAGTGTGTTAGCGGTAGAGCTACCAACCGTCTGAGTCGTTACTCGAACCGAATCGAATAACGGACGATCAATCAACAGCGGCTGCTTGTTGGTACTAGTGGACGACAATGTTCTACTTCCTGTTTGTTTACATTATAAAGCTTATTGACCAAGCAAGCCCATTAGGCCCGACAAGTTGACTAGGCCCGAAGTAGGCTTTGGCGTCAACAGGTCCAACATGACTTGTTCTTTAAAAAGATCAAGGAAACTTTTTGCTTTTTGTTGAGGAACAAGTTGACTCAATACAGCTTCAGGTGATTGAGGCGCCTGCGTTTGCTGTGGAACATCCTGGCCATAAACCTTCTGTAAATCAGAAAGTTTCTTGACAGGCTGTCCGTAATAACTCTTGCCGCTTTCGGTGGGAAGCGAAGCCCACTCGGGTGCCAACGCAGCTGAAACACGAGGGCTGAAACCCTCTTTTTCCAGGGTGGAAAGACCTCCAATAGGCATCAAACGATTGCGAATACCTCTTACTGCAGCAAGGTCTTGACTTTGGGGTCCAAAATCTTTTAAGCCTAAAGCACTCGCGTGTGACTGCCAGGTTCCAGGGAGGAACTGATAAGCGCCCGCAGCTGCACTGGAATAACCACCAGGGCTACTAATTACTTTGTCGGGATGTCTTGGTAGATTAGGCGCTAAGCCACCACCGAACATAACGCGATACGAATCTTGCCCACCACGCTCAGTTCCTTCTGCGAAACGAAGAACCTTCAGCGCTTTCTGAATGGCGGGTTTATTTAGGTATTGTTCAAGAAGTTCGCGTTCATTCATGGGAGTACCTTTATTCTCCTACCCAATTTGACTCTGCCTTTAGGCCGGGAGTAAAGACTGTTTGGAGTGCCAGTACAAGACTCAGCTTGGTCGTCAGGCGTTTAACAAAATTGGGACAAAGAATCATGGAACTAAAGCAACAACACTGGCCTCCGTGAATCAATGATTCGTATCCAGCAGGTTGGGCTTACATGCCAAGCAAAGCCAATCAAATCATTTATTGACTTGATTAAGTAGAAGTTGGAACTTCTTCGCCATCTCGGGATCTACTTGAAGGCCTTGCGGTCCGTAGGTTTCGGCGGCTCCAAAGGATTGCACTGCAGGTAAACCTTGAGGCACGTTTGGTGCAGGAGGAGGTGTTGGGATGATTTGCTGAGGCATTTGATAACCATAGCCCTGTGCAGCAGCCTGACCAGCCAGGGTTCCTTGGATGACATCGTAACCTGACTGGCCGGGTTTAACTTTTGCTGCAAGCTTCGGATTCTTCTGTGCCCAAATGGCCATCCCCTGGTCGCGCACTGCATCCATCTTGGCTTGATCGCCTGAAGCAACGGCTGCTGCACGATCGCGCTCATATTGAGATAAACGCGGATCTTGCGCTACCTGTTGTGCGACAGCAGCCTTTTCCGATTGATAAGCACGTTCTGTCTGTTGACCAGGGAATCCTGCACCTGGGCGAAAACGCTCTGCAGCTGCACCTGCTTTAAGCTCTGCTTCCTTATAGCCTGGGCCATAGTTGCGCAGCCCGCCACTAGAGGGTAAGCCCATGGCTTCTGCACTGGCGTAAGCGGGACCGTAATAATTCCTAGCCGGAGTGGGTTGTGCGATATTCCGCGTGCCAATCTGATTGCGATTCAAAAAATCTACGGCTCCTTGGAGCGCATTTTGGCCACCACGAAAAAGTTGGCCGAGCGTAAATTGATTGACGTAATCGTACAAATTGTCAGCCATAATTACCTCCAAACCTCATGTAAATAAAGACGAGAACCAACAGCAGTGTCGGCGGGACCAGGTAATGCCTGGATGAATTCAGCACCAGAGCGTTCGTAACGGTACCTGGCCTGGAACGGATCCTTGTAGTTGGGAACGTAAAGGATGCCGGCTAAACGGTTGGTCTCGTAGAGATAAATCTCATCCCAGACCTTCAGTGCTTCTTTGGCATTGCTAGACCGAATCGTACGGTCCACATCACCAGCGATGCTTTCTAACCGAGTGGAAGGCGACGTTGCAACTTCTGTTTTCTTCTCAGCCGTATCACAACGACCAATCTGAATAACGATCTTGTCGTAGAAGTATGAATCCGGGACGGTATTCATTGCTTCTTCCAGACGGGCATAGTCACCCGCTGGCACGGAAACCGTGAAGTAGCCCAGATGATACCGGACTCTACTCTTGTCAAAATCGCTGAGCTGCACAGCTTACTTCCGTATGTTTTTAATTATAAAGGGACTGAATTAACCAAGATAAGGATTGTATTGTGGCGACAAAAGCATATTGAACAAATCAGGAGATGCACTCGGCTTCATTAAACTACCAATCATTTCTCTCTTGACTTTTGTTTCAGCGCTTTCGGTGGGTTGTTGATTAGATGCTGCGCCCAACAGAAAACCTTTCAATAGTGTTCCAAAGTCTGATGGATCAGCCGTTTTAGGTTGTTCGGGAGAACTTGGAAGGCTGGATGCCTGACCAAGGGATTTCATGTGTCCGATGCCAATTTCATATTTGTTATCGCCCGTTACCAATGTGGCCAGGTTGCCGTAACCACCTTGATTAGCAAGGGGTTTAAATGTACCACCGCCTTCGTAATAGATGGGAGTCCCCTCTGGTAAAGCCCAGTCTTCTCCTTGGTGATAAGTAGATGCGCCAGCTGTCGGAGCGCTCCGTGGGCCGAATTTCGATGTAAGTGTAATTCCTGCTTCGGGGTTGAATTTAATATTCCCTTTTTCGTCTCTGATTAGTGCAGGTAAACGATCCTCGCCTATACGCAAACCTAACAAAGGAGTGCGAATAGTTGCAGGGTCCAAATACTTACCAGACGCAAGCTCTTTGACGTAGAGATGCTTATGAGGACCGGTAGCAGTCCCTGTGGCGCCAACCTGCCCTAAATATTGAATACCAGCCATATCAGTTTTTATTTCTCATTCTAAAATAAAAACCCCTGGTCTCCCAGGGGCATGTCTACATAAGGAGTTAGTTATACACGGATCAAGTCAGCGGCGAAGACCGCGTCCCAATCAACCCTTTTGATCTGTTTTAGCTGTTCGAGATTGTTGAACCTTTCACCCGATAAGGACATCTGAAGATCTTTAATCTCTCGTGCTGTCTTCAAGCCGATACCCTTAATATGATCAGCGATCATTTGAGCGGTAGCGCCATTGATATTTAAACGTGTGTCCGGAGGAAAGGTACGAGGTTCTTCTTGCGCTGCCTTATCTTTTACTTGAAGAGTTTTTACTTTTTTAGTAGCCTCTTCGTCGGGTTCGATCTCGGTTTTGTAAACGGTGAAGAGGCGACCGTCCTGATCTTCGACCATGAACCAATCGCCTTGATCCCATTCGCTTACTACTTTGACTCGAGCACCTGTTTTTTTGTGCTGATAAAGCATAGCTGCTGTGGTTGACATAAGACCAGTGATTAACTGGTCTTAGTTTAACTCAATCAGCTAACAGTGCGGCCCAGGAGGTAGCCATCAATGTCTTCGTAGCCAGGAGCTTCATCAGGCTGGATGTAGCACACTTCAACCACGAAGTAGCCAGTGCGGTTAGCCGAAGCGTCGCCACTGGAGATGTACCAACCACCAGAAGTGGAGGTAGCGGTTTGCGACTCACGTGCCTGGACGGTATATGTGGTAGCAGCGGTGATCTCCTTGAACACCTTGTTCACACCCACACCAGCAGCGCCGGTAGCGGTGAGGAAGGCGTTGGCACCGTAAGCGGCAGTACCAGCGGTGAAGAAGATTTCGCCGGGCTGGGAACCAGAGGTGGTGGAGGTCAGGTTGGCTTGTGCAACAGCTTCACCAGCGGTGCCAGTGGAAGTCAGGCCAGGACCGAAGGTGATCACGTTGCCGGTAGCAGCGTAGATACCGGAAGCAACACGACCGTCACCCCAACCAGAGGCCACGGACACAGCTGCGCGATACACATAAGCAGGCAGGGAGGCGCTACCAGAGATCACCATGCCGGTGATATCGGTACGAGTGTCGTCATTCCGATAGGGGGAAGGAACGATCACGCTGCCGGAAGCAACTGCACCAGCACCAGAGGTAGTGGTCACAGCCACGTAACCACGCTGCTGGAAGTAGCGATAGCCGGGGACAGCCAGCACCGAAGTGGGGCCGCCCTTGGAACTATCATTGCTACCGCTGTCGTTGGTATCAATGTTCTTGTACCAACCGTTCAGGGGTTCTGCCCAGTTACCCGGGTAGATTTTCTTAGCGGACAAATAGGTCATTTATCTTTTCCTATGTTGTGGGTTTATGTTTAGTTATCAGACGCTGCCGTCATCAGACACGAAGCTGTAAGCGGTGGTCACGAAGTCCTTGTTGAGGATCTCGAAGCCAGCGTACAGTTGCCAGATCAGGATGATGAAACGGCTGAAGTCATCGTTGTTGTTGATGAGCACCTGAGCGTTAGGGCCGCCGATACCAACACCGATGGACTGAGGACCGAAGAAATAACCCTGAGCCACTTCTTGGGAGCTATAAGTAGCAGCACCGCCGGAATCAAAAGTGGCAGTGACGTTCTTGGTCGGGAAGTTGGTCGACTCGAAGAACTTCACACCTTCAAACTGAACGCCAGTAGGCATCACGGGCTCACCAGCCAGGAAGTAACCCTGACCAGCTTGGGGACCCATGTAGAAGCTGGCGTTGTTAGGCATCATGGGGTTACCCATGTACATGCCTTGACCAGGATTACCAGCGTAGCGGGCAATCTCACGGAAGTCACTGTCACGACGCAGATGCATCATGAAGGTGGGATCGCAAATACAGCGATACAGACCGTCAGCAAAAGTAGGAACGTTACGCTTACGCAGGTCCTTAACGATGGTGAGCAGGTCGGTCTTCACCTGGAACTGCTGCACTTCGTTGCCGTACTCGGCGGAGGTGTAAGCAATACGGCCTTGAGCATCCTTGGTCTTACCGCCAGCGAAGTAGTAACCACCCTGGGAGGTAGAAGCGGCACCGTTAGCTTCTGCTTTGGCGAGTTCGTCAATGAAGACGCGGTCGCGCCAACGGCGATAGTCGTCGAGCAGGGTCAGGCTGCCGATCGACTGGTGGAACATGTTCAGGTTACCGGTGTCCAGCAGAAGACGCTGGGCGGTAATCAGGGTTTCCCGAGCAATTTTGAATGTGCTGGGCTGAGTGGGATCACCCGGGTCTGCAGGGCCGGTGTCCTCTTTCAGCACAACAAGCACCTTCTCT